AATTCCTTCCTGTGATATTTGAAGCTGACCCAGATGACGACATAAGCGACTCGAAAACCTGGGCAAAAGCAAACCCAGGGCTTGGCGTTTCTCTTAAAAAGGAATATATGCAACGAGAATGCACAAAAGCATTATCACAACCTAGTTATGAGAACGTTTTTCGCAGACTGCATTTAAATCAATGGACTACCTCACAAACTCGTTGGATTAATGACGTTGATATTGTTGCCTGTGACGGTACAATTAACGAGGAAATACTACTAAAAACGCCCTGCTATGGTGGTCTTGACTTGGCTTCTGTTCGTGATTTAACTAGCTTAGTTTTGATTTGGCGAATAGGTGAAAAGTTAATCATGAAGCATTGGACGTTTATACCAGAAGACAAATTTGAAGGTCGTACAGGGGGAAAAGACGGGGTTAATTATATGGATTGGCACGAATTTCTTGAAGTTACACCTGGAAACGTAACAGATTATAATTTTGTAAAAGCTAAAATATTTGAAGTTTGTGAGAAGTATAACGTGCAGAGTATAGCCTTTGACCGTTGGAATGCTTCGCAGCTTGTAGTGGAATGTATTGAGGAAGGCGTTAAAATGTCACCTTTTGGAATGGGTTATAAATCACTTTCACCTGCTGCAAAAGAAATAGAAGCCAAAATTTTAACAAATGATTTTATATATAACAATGACCCGTTAATTCGTTGGCAATTCTCAAACGTTCAGCTTATGATTGACCCGGCTGGAAATATTAAGCCGGCTAAAGATAAAAGTAGCGACAAAATTGACTCAATTGTTGCTTTATGTATGGCAGTAGGTGAGGAATTATTTACAGAAGCCCCTCAAGTGAGTAAATATTCAAGAGATAACACTGGCTTTTTTACTATATAAAAAGGCTTTGTTTTATACAAAAATATTAATTAAATTGCAAAAAAAGTTTTATTCATGGGGTTTTTTGATTTTTTCAAACGTTCAAAAAAGACAGAACAAAGAAATTACGTTGATTTTAGGCAAGGGTTAAACTTAGACCCGAATCAGGTTTTAGTTACACCAGACACTGCTTTGACATTTAGCGCAGTTTATGCAGCGGTAAGAGTAATATCTGAAACAATTTCTCAATTGCCTTTTAATTATTATAAGAAAACGCCTCAAGGTCGAGAAATTGACGAACAAAGCTCTTTGCAATATTTAGTTAATAAAGAGCCGAACGCCTATCAAACTAAATACGTCTTTTTTGATACAATGATAACGTCATTGCTATTATATGGTAATTGTTATGCACATATTGAACGTGATAAAATTGGAATTGTCACNCAGCTCGTTTTTATTCACCCTGATGAGGTGCAAATAAAAATAAAAAACAATCGAGTGACTTATGAGGTNAGAAATAAAGGAATATATGACGCAAGTGATATTTTGCACATTCCTGATNTAACAACAGACGGGTTTCAAGGGCAAAGCAGAATTTCAGTCGCACGTGACAACATTTCGCTAGGTATAGCTGCACAAACTTACGGCAAAAATTTCTTTGAATCAGGTGGAAAAATCTCGGGAGTGTTAAAACACCCTGCTCAACTTGGAACTGATGCAATGCAAAATTTATCCAGACAATGGCATTCAACTTATCACTCAGGTTACAATGGTACTTTTAAAACTGTGGTTCTTGAAGAAGGAATGGACTACAAACCAATTCAATTAAGACCGGACGAAGCTCAATTTTTAGCAACTCGAAAGTTTTCTATTTTAGAAATAAGTCGTATTTTTAGAGTTCCCCCTCATTTATTGGGCGACCTTGAAAGAGCAACGTTTTCAAATATAGAAGCTCAAGGAATTGAATTTGTGCAGTATTGTATTCAACCACTATTAACCAAAATAGAGCAGGAATTTAATAAGAAACTTATTACAGAAAGCCACAAATTTATTTGCTATTTTGAACACAATACAAACGCTCTTTTGCGTGGTGACTCAAAAAGCAGATCAGAATATTATGCAAAACTTTTCTCTGTTGGTGCAATTAGCCCGAACGAAATAAGAAGAAAGGAAAACATGAACGACATACCAACAGGTGACGCTCATTATGTTCCTATGAATATGTTGAACACAAAAGACAAACCAAAAGAGAAGGTTAAAAAAGAAAAGCCAACAATTAAAGAAACTGACAATGAAGAAGAATCTGGAAATTAGACAATTTGATTGTCACGAACTAAGAGCTGAAAAAGACGAAAAAGGCAAGAAAAAAGTCAAAGGTTATGCAGCTGTTTTTAATTCATTAAGTGAAGACCTTGGTGGTTTTCGTGAAAAGATAAACAGAAACGCCTTCGACAATGTTCTCGATAATGACGTTGTTGCCGTTTTTAATCATGATATGAACATGATTCTAGGAAGAACAACATCAGGAACTTTAAAATTGTCTGTTGACGAGAGAGGTCTTTTGACCGAGATAGATATGCCAAACACTACGCTAGGAAATGATTTGATTGAGTTAGTTGAGCGTGGTGACATTTCCAAAATGAGTTTTGGTTTTTATGTTGACCGTGATGAGTGGATTGAAAGTGAACGTGATTTCGTTAGAGAAGTCAAGGAGGTAAAAAAGCTCATTGACGTGAGCCTTGTTACAAAGCCGGCTTATAACGACACATCGGTCGCTATTCGTTCACTTGATAATCATAAGCAGCATAAAACACAAACGAATAATTTAAACATTTATAAATACAAGCTTTTAAAATTAAAAAAATGAAGCAAACTATCAAACAACTAAAAGATAAGAAAAATGAGGCATTGCAAACAATGTCAAAACTTATTGAAAACGCTGAGAGCGAAGACAGAAATTTAAACGTTGACGAGCAGGCAGCTTGGAACGAAGCAGAGAAAAATGCAACAGACTACGGTGCTAGAGTTGACCGACTTGAGCGTTCTATGGACTTAACTAAAACACCTATTGCACCAGTAACGCACACAATTCAAGACGTTCGTAAATCAGACAAAGATTTAAAGAAGTTTCGTTTTACTGATGCAGCGATTGCTGCTTATAACGGGACAATGTCCGGACTCGTTCGTGAAATGCACCAGGAAGCACAAAACGAAAATAAAGGGCGTTTATTTCGTGGTGTTGGTATTCCTTCAATTGCTTTAGAGCAAAGAACAAGTTTACCAGCTGCTAGTGGTGAAGTAAAGCCAACAGACGTTGGTTCGTTCATCGATCAGCTACAAGCAAACTTGACACTTGGAAAAATAGCAAACTTTTATTCTGGTTTGAGTGCAGATAGAAAATTCCCAATTGTTGACTCAATTTCTTCATCATTCGTTGCAGAAGGTGGTGGCTCTGGAGTTTCAGCAGCTGGAGCTTTGTCAAACATTACACTTTCACCAAAGAAAATGATTTCTGTTGTTTCAATGTCGGCTGAAATGTTAACACAAAACGCATCAGCAGAGGCTAACCTTCAAAGAAATATGACTGCAACAATTGCAGCAACTTGGGAAGAAGCTTTATTAAATGCAGCAGACATTGATTCGGCACCGACTTCATTCTGGAAGGCAGGCTATAAAGTTAACTCTGCATCTGACACTTTAACAATTGACGACATTTTTGACTTAGAGCAGGCTTTGCTTGACGGTAATTATAACCCAGCTTCGGCTCGATTTGCTTACTTGTTTAACCCTAAAGCAATCAATGTCATTAAAAAGTCTTTAGATAATAGCGCAGGAGCAAATTTACAAGTATTTGATAACACTAAATCAATCAATCAAATACCTTACTACGTGACTTCTTTACTTGGTAAAGATGAGGCTTCACATACAGAATGCGCTGCCCTTGTTAGTGGTGCAAATATGCATCTTGCTACGTTTGGCGGTTTGGACGTGATAAGCGACAGATACACAGACGCAGCAAAAGGTTTATCTCGTTTAGTGATTGTTAATTTAGTAGATGCAAAAATGAGCAGAATTTCAGACTCTGCTGGTTCTTCATTTGTTAAGTATAGCGACTAATTAATTTTATATTTAATTAAAAGGGGGGGGTGAAATACCTGCCCCTTTTTTTATAACTTTAAGAAATGGCAAATTATAAAATAACAGATTACACAGGCACAGAAGTCATTTCACGTGATGAAGCAAAAGAATATTTACGTGTTGATTTTGATAGTGACGATTCTTATATTGATCAGCTTATTAAAATGGCTAGGCTTAAAGTTACGCATGACACTCATTGCCCAGTTGTTGAAACAGAAGTCACTGAATATTTTAAAGATTTTCCTAGCACAAAAAACTCGATTCAAAAGCTTCAATTTTCCGGTACTATTAAAGCAGGCGCAGATTATTCTGTTATCAAATATTTTGACACTTTAAGCACAACGCAAACTTTAACTTATGGAACAGATTATATTTTTGCAAGTTTTCAAGGTTTAGGAAAAGTTCAATTTATTAACACCTTTGACGTAGCAGAAAAAGAAGACGCTCTCAGTATAAAATATAAAATTTCACCTGCAAACGAGAATCAGCTTGTTTTAAAGATTGCGATGCTTATGTTAATACAACACTACTACGACAACAGAAGTCCAGTTTCTTATTTAAGAGTTGACGAGATGCCGCTAGGTTATAAAAATTTAATTAATCAATTTAAAAATTATATTTGGTGATGAACCCGGGCGAGTTTAGACATAAAACAAGATTGTCAGTAAAGACAACAACGCAACGAGGTGATTATGGTGACATTGAAATTTCTTCAACCACTACACATGACATTTATGCCAAAATAAAATGGTTGCCAGGTTCTGAACAAGTAAACGCTGAAGTTGTGCAGCTAATTAAAAACGCTGAGTTTATTTACAGGTTTTCAAGTGTTACAGAAATAATTGACCGAATTGACACAATTGATTATTTAGGTGACTCTTTTTTTGTTAAGTCAATACAATACACCGGTCACGCAAATCAGCAAATGGTTATTATAAAAGCACAGACTGCTCAATGATAAAAGTCAACACAGACATACAAAACCAGGAACAAATTGATTGGCTTTTAAAGACATTACAAAAAGATGCAATTGCAGACCGTGACATTAAAGCAGCATTGCGTAAACTAGCAAAGCCTTTAATTGAAACAATGCAAGAAAAGACACCAGTGAAAACTGGGCAATTGCGTGATAGTATTGACGTAATAAAAGGCGTTAGAAGTAAAAAAGGAAAACCTTTTATTTTAGTCGGTCCGAGATATTACGAACCTTTTGGTGGTTATCATGCTCACCTTGTTGAAGTAGGTAAAGAAGTTTATAACGTAAATTATGCAGGGGTTAAAATGATAGCAAACGCATACGCTGCCAAAAAAGATTGGATATATAACAACCTAGCAAAAGAGTTAATTGAATTATTACAAAGAAAAGTTAAACGTTTAGGGTTATGAGTGTAACAATAGGGGTTCAAATAGGAAAAGCAATATATAACATTTTAAGCAATGATTCTTCATTGATTAATGTTACAGGCATGGCTGTCAATAAAATACAGCCTTCGCCATTAATTAGAGAGGGCGACTCTAATATTGGAGTCGTTTATGAAATAAGTGCAGTAAACCCTGTCAACGTAAAACGACCAACTTATCGAGTTGCTACTGCACCACTTTACAACGTAACTTTTACAATTGAGTGCATTCACACAGTTTACCATGATTCAATTATTATGGCTGATTTAGTTTGTCAAGCTTTGCAACAGGCAGCAATTGGCACTTATAACAATGTCAAACTTGGGGGAATAAATCTTGATACTATGACCGAAGCCTATAACAAAGAGCGAAGATTTTATTCTAAAATTTTAACTTTTGACGCAAGGGTTTTGTTGTGATAAACAAAAAAAATAATTAAATTGCAAATAAATTAAATTAAAAATGGAATAAAATGGCAACAGGTTTATTAAATGGTACTGACCTAATTCTTAAAATGGGAACGGACACCACAACGGACGTTGTAGTTGCTTACGCAACTTCATGCTCGTTGGAGATTTCTATGGACGAAATTGATCAGACAAACAAAGACAGCGGTGGCTGGAAGCAAATAATCGGGGGNACTCGTTCATGGAGTGTTTCATGCGAAGCATTATATCAAAATGAAGATATTACTTCACCAGCAGCAAAGAACACTTTTCAAGACTTTTGGAAATATTTAGGCGACTCCACTGACGGACGAACTAAGGTTTATGTTGAGCTTTCCGTTGCAGGTGCAAGTTCATCAGATAATAATGTTCATTATTCAGGAATGGCTTTAATTACTTCGTTAAGTGTAAACGGTGGGACAGAAGACCAATCGACTTATAGCGTCACTTTAACAGGTGCAGGTGCATTAAACCAAACAGACACTCCATAATGTAAAAGGCATGAATACAGTCGTCCCAGGGACACGTTTGGAAGTTATTTATCAACACCCTCAAATAGGTCAAATATCTATCGCTAACGCAACAGATTTTGAACTTGAAATTCAGGGTGATATTGTTGACCGTACAAACAAAGATTCAAATGGTTGGCGTGACTTATTTATTGGCGTTAGAAATTGGACTATATCAACGACAGCACTTTATGAAAATTTTAAGTTTGCCGGGTTTATGGATATATTTCAATTTCAATTGGAAGCAAGAAACAAAGTTTTTTTAAAATTTCAAACTAAACAAGACACTGCTTCGGGAAAATGGTACGCAGCAAACGCTCGAATTGTTTCTTTGAATTTAATTGGTGATAATGAAGAACAATCTAATTATCAAGCGTTTTTCTCTGGAATCGAAAAGCTAATTGAATATAACTAAAATATGAAAGCAACACCTGTTTTTATTAATGGAAAAGATTACCCTGTGAAATATGGCTTTGCTGCTTTGAGAGCATTCACAGATAAAACAAACACCAATCTAGGCGAGTTGTCTGCTTTAGGTGATAATATGACAATATCACAAGCAATTGCTTTGGTTTGGGCTGGTTTAAAAGACGGGGCTAGGGTTATGAAGCAAGATTTTAATTTGTCACTTGATGACGTTGCCGACTTGCTTGACGAAGACCATGAAGCAATGACAAAAGTTTTAAAAGTGTTTGAGTTGTCAATGTCAAAGCCTAGTCAAAAAACAAACAAAAAAAAAGTCAAGTAAAGGAACG